GATATACATTTGCGTCTATTAGAGGATTTACTAATATGCGTACATTTCCATCAACTAAATCTACATCATATGTTGTGACTGGACCATTGAAAAATAATGTACTATGCCCGTTCCACTTAACATTAGATACATCATTTGAAATAGCTACATTTAATGTAATATTCTGACTATCATCAGTATCTGGGTTATTTGAATTGATTTGAAAACTACCTTGCGTGAACAAGTTCGCAGGAGTTTCAAAAATGAGTTGACCAGCAGTATCTCCAAATGAGTATGCATCATATGTAAATGCACCAGTACTATATAATTGCGTAAAGTTATTATTAATCTTCTGGAAAGCCGTTCGTAACGGATCACCTTCGCCATCATTAGGCACTGCGCCAATATTGATAATTTCTTGTGTCATTTGTAAATCCTAGCCTATATAGTATTTATCAGTTACCGAACAGACCTTTGGGTTGCTGTATGATAACTTGACGCTTACTACGCTGGATTTCCTGTAATGCTTTGATAGCTTGTATCTTTACTTCGTTATCTGAACTCTTAACCATCTCGGTTAAGGCTGCAATACGTGCGGCTTCTGCTACTGTAGCATCTCTACTTAATGATTTCTGTGCTTCTACGTATGTACCATAATGGTCTGAGGTAGCACAACCCGTCAATAATAAACAGGCTACTAATAATATGCTATTATTTTGCAATTTCATCATAAATCTTCTTTTGTGCGTTATACCAATCTTGCCAGCCATCTACTTTAGCACTGCATTCCCAATACAATGAATAGTTATGAACAACAACTTTCATCATTTCAGTAATAGCTACTTTGTCTCCCTCAATCTTTTTGAGGTCTTCACATTTTTTCATTAGTTCAGGAGTAGCATTAGGAAACTTTTGTTTAACAGGAACAGTAGTAGAACATCCTGCTAATAATAGAGCAATTAAGATATATCTCATTTCTTTGCTCCCTTATTCAATTCAGCGGCTTGATTGTGTAAATCAATTATATCTTTAGGTACTGGACAAATTTCAATGTACTTGATGACTTCTTCTTTTTTGACTACTTCTTTGTCAATGTACTGTATAATATCACGACCTTTTTCACGGATAACTTTAGTCTTTTCTACAATCTTTTCTTGTATTTCTACATTAGTATTGGCTGATTTTGCTTCAGCTTGTGCGACTTTAGCTTCCATTTCTTTAACCCTAAGTTCCCACTCTTTATAGTCGGCTAAGCCGCCCTCAAGATATACACCTAAAACTAATACAAGTAAGCTAATTATTTGTATTGCTAATTTGTAGGTTTTAATGAAAGGAATGAATCCTAGGACGAATCCTGCTATTGTGCCCAAAATACCTAATCCAAAGATTATATGTATTGCGGCGTCGGGTAGTATTGATAGTATCCACATAGTACCCTTATTTATGCTTTTAGTAGAACGATTTGACTTTATCTGCTATATATTGAACTTCAACATCCGTCAATTCCGGATACATGGGCAGACTTATTACACCCCTAGAAAGCATTACACTAGTACTTAACATGTCGGGTTTACTTAGATTCTTTGCTGTAGGCAAATCACCTAACACATACTCATAATGAATCTTGCTGTCAATTCCATCAGTCAACAAATGAGTGTGTAAACTGTTTCTATCAGGTAAATACATCACAAACTTCTGATGTGCGTGTGGGTCTTTAGTATCTGATAAACAAGTTAACGGTAACTCTCTAAACTTATCACACCAATACTTAGCAATCTCACTTCTACGCTTTTGCCATTCATCTATATACTTTGCCCTAACAAGAATTTGAGCACAATCTTGTTCGCTCATTTTAGTATTAGTTCCTACATCGTGGAAGTAGGGTTTGTTATTGTCTCTATATTTTGTAGCGTAAAGGTATAGGTGTTCGTCATTAGTAACGATAGCACCTCCGTTACCTGAGCTAGGTAAGTTCTTTGTTGGGTCAAAGCTAATTGACATACCACTACCCACATCACCATCAGCAACTAACCAATGTTGTGCTCCGTCGACAATGATTCCGTATGCATTTGGATAACTAGCATTAGGCCATGGTTTACGACCAGCGTACCCCATTATACAATCAAATGCTCCTGGAGTTTCATCAAGTTTTGTATCAAAATCAAATACACCATTACTGTCTGTATCAACTAGGTTAACATTCCAACCTGCAGTTAAAAATGAATTGAGTGTTGCTGGATATGTTAGATTAGGTATATGTATGATAGGATTAAATGGGATGCCTGCACTGGCGTGCCTATTCTTTTTCCAACGTGCAATAATCTCAAGTGCTTGTGTACCACTGTGAACAGTTATAGCATACTTTGTTTTTGTTTTATGTTTAAGCCATTCTTCAAACGAGCGGGTGTAATGTCCACCCACAAGTTGTCCGTCTTTAAGAGCACGGTGAGTTGCATCAAGTAACTCTTCACCGATATTCTTATATTGTCTTGCTAATCCAAAGTGTGGTATTTTCATTTTGTCATTACATCAAATAGTGTGCCGTACTCATATCGTTGCCAATCATCTAAGTCAGCATATGAATGTATACTACGGCGGTAAACTGTCTTGAGCCATACACGCTTGCTATGTACTTTTACAGGATACCAAGCAAACCATTTTTCCCAAGGCAATGTTATGACTTTCCTATAAACTTGATTATAGTTTGTTCTGCCAGTAACTTGAATTGCTGAGCCAGTCATAATACTTTTGAAACCCTTCTTCTACATCTACCTTAGGATCATAACCAAAGTCTTTTCTTGCCGCATTAATGTTCAATGCGCCACGACTTGGGAAGTCAGCGTCTTTGTCTTTGACTTCAATATTACCTTTACCAGCAATCTTAACTGCTAGATTAGCCGCATCTAATAGACTGCGACTGTGGCTCTTTGTAATATTGTATGTTTTGTTTTTCGTGTTCTCGCTTAATGCGGCTGCAACAATACCATCTGCGGCATCTTCTACATAAGTAAAGTCTAGTGTTTCACTAGCACCATTAACTTTAAGGGTGCCACCACGCATAGCAGTCAACATAAACTTAGCGATAACTCTATCTTCTACATCTAATGGCCCGTAAACAGCACTTGGACGAATGATAGTGTGACTGAAACAATTACGACGGCTATAGTCTTTAACAATATGCTCACCGGATAGTTTCATAATTCCATACTGACCTTGCGGCTTACAGTTGTAATCTTCTACTACATCGTCAGTAAAGTCACCATATACCATTGAACTACTGATATACAAGAATTTAGATACATTATGTTTCTTTGCTGATTCACATAGATTCATCAAGCCTTCCATCATTGTTCTTGCACCCATTGCTGGATTAGCATTAACAACTTTCTGACGGGGGAAACTTGCCATATGGATAATAATTGCAGGCTGATGTTTTTGTATCAACCAATCAATACTGTCGGCATTACTAATATCAATGTTGTATATTTGTTCTGTCTTAATCTTCTTAAGACGTTCACTCATCAAGTAATCAATTTCATCTTGTGGGATAATGCCATAAGTAGTGCGAGTATCAGTAATGACTACATCATGACCTAATGATTCTAGTTTACTAACTACGTGATGTCCAATAAGGCCTAGTCCGCCCGTTACTAATATTTTCATTCGTATTTCAACTTCCAATATGTTAATTGTTTATGTGTTAGATATGCTCTAATCTGATATGTGTAACCATAACTGTATATGTCATGGTTACGATGCCAACTAGGAGCAGGGGCAGAATTTTCCATTATCCATTTACCAGCTTCTGTTTGTTGCCACTCATATATAGGTTGTGCTACAAACAAATCAGGATCTTCGACATCACTCATTCTAATAGTGTGAACTACGTGAGTAATAGATACTGATTCTTCACCCGTATCGGACATATGCACCTGATACATAGGTTTGGTAAATTCGTCTTTAGACTGCCATTGTTGCTTTAATAGGGCCATGACTTTGATAGTTTGTTAAAGTGATATCATCCATTGTCATCTCAAATAGATTTGTTTTATCAGGATTTAATGACAATGTTGGTAACGGGTATGTTTCCCGCTGTAATTGTTCTTTGACTTGTTCAATGTGGTCTTTATAGATATGTGTATCACCTGTACTGATAACAAGTTCACCTACTTTTAACCCAGTGTGATGTGCCAATAAATGTGTAAGTAATGCATAAGAAGCAATGTTAAAAGGTAAACCCAAGAAAACATCAACACTACGCTGATACATATGACAAGATAGTTCTTTATTTTTGTTAACATAGAATTGACTCATAACGTGACAAGGTGGCAATGCCATTTCGTCTAGCTCGCTCACGTTCCAGGCACTTAGAATGTGTCTGCGCCCATTAGGATCTTCAGTTAATCCTTTAATGAGATTTGCCAATTGATCTACTTCTGTTCTATCTACTGCAAGGCGTGTGCCACCTTTGTGCGCTGGACCCATGTCTTTCTCAACCGTGTCTTTGTTCCAATGACGCCATTGTACTCCATAGACACGACCGAGGTCGCCCTCAAACTTTGCTTTCGGTTTCCAATACGATGCAAGCGCATTTGGCGTCCAGATAGTAACCTTTCCTTCTGCACTACCATGGGTAATCTCTGCCAGTCTACGTTCATCAC